TAACTTGGGCAACTGAGAAACAAATTAAAAAAGAATTGTGGCATGTTTCTGGAATTTTGTCCGATAGGTTAAATGAAAATTTAAAATTTGATATAAATTATCAAAAAAGAAAACATATAAATTCTAAAGCTAAATCAAATAAAATATTATTTGAAGATGAAAACAAATGGATATTAATAGATACACGAGAGTTTCTTTACTATATGAAAAATAATACTATTAGACCACCCTATTACCATTTAAATACATCCACTCCAAATGTTGTAGTTTTACATGAGTTGATTAATAATTTAGAGTGGAATATAATACTACCAAAAAATTAAAAACCCTATATTATGACTAAAACAATAAAATATCATTATTCTCATTGGGGTCCTTTTCTCTTTAACACTTCTCTTGAGTCAGAAGAGTTAAAAAAAATAAAAAAATTGTGCAGCAAAAAATCAAAAGATTACAGGCAGAATTTAGCCGGTTTAATACGAAATGAATATGTAGTAGATGCTAAAAAACTTTTTCCAATAATATATCCTTATGTAAAAAGTTATTTAGAAGCTTATTCAAGTTATGCACTTAAACCTATAGGAAATAAAATAGAATTACTAGGTTCATGGGTTAATTATATGACTAAATTTGAATCCAATCCATATCATACACATGATGACGACTTATCGTTTGTAATTTATACAGAAATTCCAAAAGACTTAGAACAGGAAGTTAAAAATACTGTCGGAAATGTAAGACCAGGCACAGTTAATTTTATGTATACTTTAGGAATTGAAAAATATAATCTCAATCAACACTCATTTATGCCACAAACAGGAGACTTTTTTATTTTTCCGGCGTCTTTACACCATAGTGTTAATCCTTTTCAAAGTGAAGGAGAGAGGGTATCTATTTCAGGTAATATTAAAATAACTTTTGATCCAGACTCAGCGAGTCAATTGAAGTATAAACATCCATTAACTTAAGGCATTGGAAAAATAATAACAGGAAGAACTTATTATTAAATGAAATTTGAAACCTGGTTTCCAACCGTTATTGGGATATCTCGCTGTCCTTTTATTAATGAGATTCAGTCACCCTATAAAAAAATTATAGAAAATTACCCAGTAGACAGATATGGATTCATTAATGTTCCTATTCATCGCAAGCCACAATTTAAGAAACTAACCGACTGGATCACTCAAGAAGTTAATACCTTTAGTGAGAACCATCGCTTTGCTTTTAAATATGAGCCCAAGGAATCTTGGGTATGGAACTACGAAGTAGGAGTCTCTCAAGAATTTCATACGCATCTGGGGTATACTATTTCAACTGTCTTTTTTCTGGAAGGATATCAAGAAGACTCCCCGCTCGTCTTTAGAAACCCTATGCATAATGATATGAAGAATCCTCTAGGTACTCAGCCCCATACGTCCATGGATGCTGATATTTATAATTCTTATACATTTAGGACATGCTCTTTTCCTCCTCGATCCGGAACCTTGTTGGTCTGGCGTAGTTATGTTGAACATAAGGTTGGGAAAGACAAGATACATAACAACAAAAAAAGAATTGTTTTTGTGTATAATTTTGATCCAAACTCAAGTTGACCCGTCTATCTTCACTCACTACCAGTAATAGTGTAAAATGCTATGATATACTTTAATCATTATGGCATTAAGAAAAATCGCATTACAGCCCGGTTTTAATAAACAAGATACTCCTACACAGGCCGAAGGCCGGTGGATTGATGGGGATAATGTACGTTTTCGTTATGGCTCTCCTGAAAAAATAGGAGGATGGGCGCAGACTGTTAATAAACGATTAGTAGGGGCTACTAGAGCTCAGCATACATGGGCGGATTTAGATGGAAATAGATATTCGGCTCTAGGAACCAATAAGATATTGGCTCTTTATTACGGAGGAGCTTTTTATGACATTACTCCATTTGCCAATACAGTCGCCACATGCACTATTACCACTACGACAAGCTCTAGTACCGTCACCATTGATAAAGGAGCTCATGGCTTAGACACTGGAGATTTATTAAAATTTGCTAATATTACTGTAACCGCTGATACTAATTTTACAGCCTCTGACTTCACTACTAATGTTTTTGAAGTTCAAGCTGATTCAACAAATAGTTTTAATGTAGTTATGGCTACCGTAGAAACTGGAAGCGGAATGACGGCAGCAGGAAATGTAGATACAAAACCTTATGTAGTCGTAGGACCAATAACACAAACGGTAGGTTATGGCTTTGGAACTTCAACATGGAATGCCAGTACATGGGGAACTGCGCGTGCAGCTTCAGGAGTAACTATTGATCCAGGGAACTGGTCTCTAGATAATTTTGGAGAAAAATTAGTAGCGACTGTTCATAATAATAAAACTTATCAATGGGATCCTTCAGCAGCCAACCCTCTCGACACACGAGCCACGGTCATTGCTACTAATCCTACAGCCTCGGTCATGACGATTGTATCCGATCGTGATCGTCACCTTATTCATTTAGGTACAGAAACAACTATTGGTAATGTTGGCACTCAAGATAAAATGTATATTCGATTTTCGAATCAAGAAGATTTTACGGATTATGTTCCAACTTCTACTAATACAGCAGGTACCATGCAACTCGATCAAGGCACTCAAATTATTGGAGCTATACAAGGTAAAGATTACACACTTATTTTAACGGATAAAGCAGCTTATATTATGCAATACGTAGGTCCTCCTTTTACCTTTAGTATCAGACAAATTGGATCAGGCTGCGGCTCAATGGGTCCACACGCAGCAGCTTTTGCAAATGGTAAAGTATTCTGGATGAGTAACTCTGGAGGCTTTTTTATGTTTGACGGAACTGTTAAGTCTCTTCCTTGTTTAGTTGAAGATTTTGTTTTTACTACAGCGGGAAATAATCTAGGTATCAATGAAGATTCAGGAGGCAATTTAGTATTTGCAGGTCACAATAGTCTCTTTACTGAAGTCTCTTGGTTCTATCCCAAATCCGGTTCATCACAAGTAGATCGAATAGTAACCTATAATTACGACGATAATTTATGGACCACGGGTACGTTAGCTCGAACCACTTGGGCAGATTCTAATATCTATAGTTTACCTTTTGCAACAGAATTAAGCACAACTGCTCTTTCTAATTTTCCAATTATTAATGGAGTTACAGCGGGAGCTACAACTATGTACGAACAAGAAACAGGAGTTAATGCTATTACTAAATTTAGCACGGGCAATGTTACAACGGCTGTTTCTTCTTCTTTGTCCTCAGGAGATTTTGATTTAGATATTGACGGAGACGGAGAATATTTTATGAGTGTAAGTCGATTTATTCCAGACTTTAAAATTCTTAATGGCACTTGTAATATTACTATTGATCTTAGAAACTTTCCAAGTGTAACAGCAGCCAGTTCTCCTTTAGGACCTTTCAATGTAAGCTCGGCTACCACACAAGTTAATACACGAGCACGAAGTCGTTCAGCTGCTCTTAAAATTGAAACAACTAATATAGATCAAAACTGGAGATTTGGTTTATTCAGATTTGATTCTCGACCAGATGGAAGAAGATAATGGCTAAAATTACTGTACAAATTCCTCAGCCCTCAACTGATTATGATTCTTCCAACCAACAACAAATTGGAGAATCAATAAACACTCTTAAGAATCAACTGAATACAAGTTACCAAAACGATTTAAAGCAAGAACTAGAAACTTTTAATTGGTTTATTACATGAGTATACAATATAAAAATGCAGGTTTTTATTTAACTACAACAAATTTAACTACCTGTTTAACTATGGACACGGGGTCCAGAGCTATCATTAAAAATATTCAATGCGCGAATACTTCGACGGGAGCTATTGTTGTACAATCTAAATTTTATGATAGCTCAGACACGACTACTTATCAAATTAGTACCGAATCCCTAGCAGCTGGAAGTACGACTAATATAGCAACAGGAGTATTAATCTTAGAAGAAAGCGATGCTTTAAAAATAGGGTGTGCAGCAACCTCTAATGTGGCTACGGGAGTAATATCTTATGCTCAAATAGATCGCTCTAACGAGAATGGGTAAAAGAAAGGCAAAACTTCAATATGGATACAAACACGTTAAACGCACTCCACGAAAAAGACCCGGGCGTCACGCAAAACATTATGGTAAAAGAATACCTAGGCGCAAAAAATCGAGAGGACAAGGATGAAATATAAACTTTTTAATGGTAAAAGATTTCCAGTACAAATAGTGGACGGAGAAGAAGTTCCTGTTATTACAGGCAAAACCAAAGACATAATCAAGAATAAACGTACGGGCAAAATTTATGAATCCCAAGCTGACTTTGATAAAGATGTTAAGGACCCTACCACTGACACTACAAAGGAAGATTTTAGACAAGATGTTGAAATAACAGTTGCGTCTCTAAGTGTGTTTGGTAAAACTAAATAATGCAACCTTATGGTGGAACAGAAATTCAATTAGATTACCTCCGCAAATATTCAGACCCGGCTGTCTATGATCGAGTTCAAATTACAACATCCGTTCCTGAAAAAGAACCTCTACATCCTTTACGTCCTAATATTCTATGGATTAAAAACTCCTACGATCAACCCAATGTAGCTCCTTGGTTCAAGGAAAAAAAGAATCATAGTAAATACGATTGGTATGTTTTTAATTCTCATTGGACCTATGAAAAATTTAGATATTTTTTTAATATTCCAGACACGCGTTCTTTAGTTATTAAAAATGGAATTGACTATGATGAATTAACATTAAAAACAGATTTTACCTTTAAGCTCCCTTTAAAATTAATTTATTTTTCCACTCCTTGGCGCGGATTAGATGTTCTTTTAGAAGCTATGGAATTAATAGAAAAAGAAAAAGACATTCAACTAGATGTATATTCAAGTACCATTATTTATGGAGCTTCTTTTAAAGAACAAAATGATAAAAAGTTTGTAGGCCTATACGATAAGGCTAAAAAACTTAAGAACGTTACTTATAAAGGTTACTGTCCCCACCCGAGTTTAGTGGCCCAACTTAAAAATTATCATATTAATGTTCATCCTTCGACCTTTGAAGAGACTTTCTGTATCTCGGCTATGGAATCTTTAGCAGCGGGGTGTATGCTTATAACCACGGACCTCGGAGCTATCCCTGAAACCTGTGCAGAATTCCCTATTTATATACCCTATAGTGCTAATAAAAAATATCTTGCCCATCAAATAGCCGCTTCTCTTGTTGATGCCAAAAAGCTTTTTCAACAAAAAAACATGAAAGACCATTTACAATTTCAACAACAGTACTATTATCGTTTCTATAATTGGAAAAGTATCGCAGGATTTTGGGATCGATTTTTAAAAGGAGCACTTAATGCCAGACACGCCGAAAGAGAAGAACGAGAAAAAAGAAAAGCTAGTAAGTAAATCTCCCTATAAAGGATTATTTGTGGCTACACCATGCTATGACATGTTGACTTTACACTATGTTAAATCGTGTTTAGATCTTCAAAAAGAATGTCTCATGAATAAAATTAATATTACTTTTCAACTTATGAAAAGTAGCTTAGTGACTCAAGGGCGCAATTTATGTGTGGCTTCTTTTTTAAGTTCTAATGCTGAGGCTATGGTCTTTATTGATTCGGATATTTCATTTAGTGTGCGCTCCATCTATCGTTTATTTAGTTCTCCTTATGACATTAGCATGGTGGCGTATCCAATGAAGACAGTTAACTCAGATAAATTTTATCAAGATAATATTAAAAGACCTTCCGATCATCCTGATACCAAAGGTTATGTTTTTCCAGTAGAGTTGCCCGATATCGACAACATTAATGTTGAGAAAGGCTTTTGCGAAATCAAAAAAGGACCTGCTGGCTGTATGATGATTAAAAGATCAGCTTTCGATAAACTTATTAAACAATATCCTGAATTAACCATTAAACAAAAAACTTTAATTAATGGTAAGATGGTAGACCGCCCTCATTACTACAATTTTTTTGATACTTACTGGGATCCTAAAGAAAAAACATCATTAGGAGAAGATTTCTACTTCTGTAAACTGTGGACTAAAATGGGTGGTAAACTATGGTGTTTAGCTGACGAAGAAATATCTCACGTAGGAGAAAAGATGTATCGTGGGAGTCTTATGCAAGAATTTAAAGCCGTTCCTTCCTCAACTCCTGCTTTTAGCATGGAAAAAGACTTTCGAGACGCTAAGACGGCTCTCAGTAAAAAACCTATCGTTTAGCATCATATTGATAAGACGCTTCAATAGCGGTAAAATGATAATTACTTAAGTATTTATTATGGATCCATTTACATTAGCACTCGCCACTTTTGGCGTACAAAAACTTCGTGGAAAATCAACCGGACGTTCGTTCCGAGATGCCCTTTTAATGGGGGGTATAGGTCAACTAGGAAGCATGACATCAATGGGCCAAGGAATG